ATCACAGCTTCCCCATGTGCCGTCCAGGCGCACGCCTCGCTGCAAAAATTGTATTTTGCCTTGTACTTTGATGGTACGCGCATAAACGTTTTCCCACAGGCATCGCACATCAGCTGCATCGGCGGTCTAGGTGGCTTGCGCTTTGTCTTTCTGCCTGTCACAGCTTCACCCCCTTGCTAATCTAAAAATCTCATAGAAAAACAGTTTCATCAGTAACTTGTGAGTTATCTGTGATCTCCACCTCCATTTCGTCCGATAGTTTTACCCGGATTTCTGTTTGTTTTGCATGAAATGGCGCAAATGACGATTCGTAGCAATCGCATACAATGTAGTCCCCAGCAAAGTAAAACGTGTTTTTATGGCAATCCTTGTACTCTACATTTCTGTTGCATGATGAAAGCTTCGCCCTCCGCCCCCTCCAGTCCGGAGCTTTGATTTTGTAATCAGGATACGTTTCCTGGAATCCTGCGTACTTTTCTGGAAATAGAGCCTGGAGCTGATGCAAAAACATCGGAACGGTTTTGTCCTGATAATCCCGAATCACGCCGCCCATTATTGCGTGTGGGATAAAATCGCAAATTCTCTTGATGTTTTCAGGCGTGAGTTTATCGGCGCTTATGTACAGTTTGTTTGTGCTAAAATGCGGGTCATCGCAACGGATTTCCCCGCCGAATTCCTCCAACCATATATAAGAAACGGTGAGAAAAGCGTCTTCTCCTATGCGTGTAATCAAATTGGTTGATGGATATTGCAATTTCCCATAAGCCGGTTTTGTTCTGGCTTCTTTCTGAACCCGTAAAAACGCCTTTGACCGTTTTGTTCCACCATCCACAATTGTGATCTCACCGTTGGGGCATCTGACGCCAAATAGTGTTGTTACGCAAAAACACTTTCCATTTCTATAGGCAGAGCATTCCTCGGCGCGGTTGCAGCGGATGTATTCCGCTCTTAACCTACAATTCCTGCTACCATCTCCGTATAAATGCGCGCAAATGCAGTTATCGTTCATAGCTTTACCCCCTTGATGTACTTGTCAAAATACGTCACGGCGACAGCCATCGCCGCCCACATATCCGCCGAGAAGCCGTAGAAGAAGCCGGGGGCTTTCTTCGTGCCCTTGCCGAAATTCGGCCGACCGGGCGCGTAGCGGTCGACGAGGGCCTGCCGGATGTTTGCATCTTTGGCAGATAGCGAACCGCACAGATCCAGCTTTTCTTCCCGGCGGAATATCCACGTCGGCCCATATCCAGCCTGCCACAATATCGTCTGCCAGAACCGCCCGATCCAGACGCAGGTATCGAAAACCTCTTGGCCTACCGTCATGCCCATGCCCGCGATCATCTCGATTGCAACGTCATAGCCGTTCCCGTAAAGCTTCTGCGCGATCAGCGGCAGCAGCACGTTGTTCTCGATCTTCCCGGCCTCCAGCACGCGGCGAATTTCTTCGCCGTCGTGCTCTACGATAACATAGCCGGATTTCATATTCCCCGGATCAATCGCCAGAATTGTGCCCATCAGGCCACCTCCTTTGTTCAAAGTCTTTGCATTCCTCTCCGGAAAAGTACATCCGTTCAAATTCCTTCTCCGAGAACCGTTCTGCTTTGTGCTTCAAGCACCGGTACGGATAAACGTAGTTCTTTCTGTATTCCAGATTTTTGCATGTAAAACAGCAATCCTGCATCAACTTTCCTCCTCATGCATGGTTTACACTCCTGTTCCATGCCTCAACCGCTTCAATGTATGCGTTCGTGTTCCATGCTGTTTTCAGGGCAACGGATGTCCCGCATTTCCTGCACTTTACATTGAGCGTCATAATCTTTTTCCCGAAATTACACGAACCGCCTGTTTCTTCTACGTCACCGCCGCAGAACGGGCACGGTTTCAGTTCAGCCATCCTTCTTGCCCTCCATTTCCTGCAGCGCCTTTTTGGCCTCCTCGCGGGTGAGGAAAACCGTCTTGCCGACATCACGTGCATCCATAACGCCGCAGCGTGATGTGTTCAGCAGAGTTCTCCCATTAAGCGTGCTTATATCTGTCACAGTAAAACTGTAAACTTGCTCGACCGGGTGACTACAGAATGTCCAAAGCCCGTCGCCCACCTTGCACGGCAGCACGACCACGCGCCCGTCCTTGTCGGCCTCGGCAAGCCCGCGGAGGCGGCTAGTCTCCACGCCCAGCGCCTGCGCTGCCAGATTTATCATCGTATCCTCCGTAAACGGAGCCTTGATTTCCTCCGGCGTCAGCCCCGTGTCCTCGTAGGCTGCGAGTCGCTCACACACCGCTATTTCAAACGGGCAATCCTTAATTTTGCACCCTCTGCCGTAGCACGGTTCTTTAAAGCAGCGCGGGTAATAGGCGTGTTTATACGATGATTCGTTCCATTTAGTCAGTCGCTCCATAACTCTTCCTCCACATACCGCCAGCTCTGCGGCGGGCGTGTGACCGGCTTGGGTTTTGCCTTGAGCGCTACCTCTACCTCATTTGGCACAGCGTAAAATTCCCGCAGTTCGCGCGGGGTATCGTAAATCTTGAGATTTGATATGTGCCAGCCGAAGGTAATGTTGCTGATCTCATCGCACAGAAATTCCCCGATGACTTTTCCGTTTCCGCATTTGTAGATGTAGCACTTAAACGGCGGGTTCATCTTCGGGCGCGTCTTGCGCACCTCAATGGTCTTCCGCCCGTTGATGATCTTCTCGCACCACTTCGGGCGGACGCTGATTAAAACAGCTTTACTCATGCTTGTCTCCTTCCTCCGGTGCTCCCGGCAGCGGCAGCCAGTGGGTAACTGCGCAGTCTACCGGATTGTTGTACACATCGTCCGGATTAAACTGTCTGTTCTCCCACCAACCCTCCGGGATGTAGTAATCATCCGCCTCCTCGTCGTACAGGCCATAGCAGTAGATGTTGCTCCAGTTCCACGCACTTTCCTGCGTCAGTAACTTCCCGTCCTCGTAGATAACCGGTGTCACGAAAATGTATCCGTTTCGATTGCAAACTGCCAAAACCTCTGTCTCTGGTTCCGGCATCCGCTCCGTCACCGGAATCCGCCTCTGTTTCTCCCGCAGCGCCGCGTTCTCGGCGGTCAGGCGC